GCTAACAGAATTACTGCTTTCGCTACTCCGGATTTCAAAACGAGGACGGAGATTCAACCCCACTGTACGTGACTGATCAATATGACATTGCAGGCCTGGCATTCCTGTCTGCATACTTGCTTTCAGCGTGTCCACCACACATGAACATGTCGTAGATACGTTCTCTTGATGGAAATGAGCAGAAGGAGGTGGCATCCAAATAGATCCCCCACTTGTACTTCAAGCTCCTATCGATCTTAGGTTGACTTTCAAGAAATCCCTCGAGCAACTTGTTTCTCTCAAGGCGACATTCTCTATAATGAAAGTCCCACATCTCCTTTAAGAACTTATAGGCGACGGGGTTTGTTCCGAAGGTATCGATAGCAAGTCCGATTATCTTGTGAGCAAATGTAATCGGTGTCATGTCGGGTTTCCAGAGGGTGATTTTCCTGTGATAAACAGCGGTGGGTCTCACAGGTCCATCCTTCGTGAAATATCGTTGGAGAAACTTGTGCCTGCTTCCTCCTGAAATCTGAAAGTCGTCATCGAATTCTGTGTAGGGCGAATCCGTGGTGATGATTGAGTCCGGCTTGACAATGTGGTGGTGCTTCTCAAATAAGAACTTGACAAACCCCTCATGCGATATCCATTCTTTGTAGTCGTTGGGTATTCTTATAAAATAATCATCCCCAGCGGCCGAAAACTTCAAGCATTCATCAATAAGCATGAGCCTTATGATGAAATCAGGGGCACCACAACTGAGCACGTACTCATTCCACATGACGATCATGTGCTCAGTATTGAAGAAGCTGGTGTTGTAGTCCCCAGAGAACAGGGTTCCGACAACACCTCTGTAAAGACAGTTAAACCATTTGACGATATGCGAAGCCGTGTGCATGGTTAGCCAAATCACGAGAGTCTCCAAGAATGCCTTGTCCTTGTGGTCGTCAGGTACGTATCGGAGGGCAAGACTGCAGAAGAGTACAAGAGCGCAGTACTGAAAACTCTGATCTTTCTTCTTGATGTCCCCGCTGCACCAGGTCGATGGGCGCGGGTTGTCCATCTTGAAGAAATCCTTAAACTTCTTCCAGCCATTATTTCCCCAGGCGAAGCCGATGAAATTGCTTCCAACGTTGCTGGCGGTGTTGTGGAGACCTGAGAAGAGGATGTAGGAAACGATGTAGAGTACAAGATTGACAACAAAGAATATGCGGACCTTATCCTTGTCGAAATCCTTAGGGTCGTACTCCTTTTCGTCTGATCCAAGTTTCCCTTCGATTTTGATGTTCGTCTTGGAAATCACCTTGGGAAGAAGGTGGGTGGGGCGCGCATCTTTGTTGATCCGGATTTCCTCTTCGATTTGAGAGAAAGCATGGTCAAGAACCATTATTGCCCCTTGCTTTTGACGAGCTTTGTCACCATTGGGATCGGTAACAAATCTCACCCCATTCATCTCAGCAACTATGACCTTCCTGATGTTGAGGTATCCAGCGGCTTTGGCCCCGTGAAGCTGGATGTCATTCATATCTGTCCATCGTGTACGGAAGACATGATCCTTGAACCTGTTCACTCCCCCCTGAGCGAGGGTGTAGAGTACAGCACGCGTATACTCCGTGTAATCATCTCTCAACACAAACATGGTGGAGGCAGGGCGGGAGATTGAGGACATAGCCTGACCAAAACCAACCGCACCAGATCCAGTGAGCCACATAGTTTGCAATCCCTCCTCAGTGTTTCCGGGGTGGAGGTGATTTCCATATTCCAAAGCGCGAAGAAACCAACCTGGTTGAGCTTGATCCAGGTAGATTCCGTCTCCAATGGGCGGAATGGGCTGAATTTGGATGACCTGGGTATTGAACTGACCAGCACCCTCACTGACGGCAGCGGCAAGGGCCATCTTAGTAAGAGTGTGGAAAGCGCTCTCAAAGGTCCCACGATCAGGGAGGAGAGCGTCCCTCTGCTGGTGACCAAGAACGGTACGCCTGGCAGACTGGCTGAGGGAAAACACCCGAAATCGACGAAAGGCTTCAATGAGACCAAGAATTTGGGCAGTGACCCCATCATTCGTGTCGTACTCAAACTCAGCAAGGGGCTCTTGTTGCCCGAGAGCTGCTGGAGGAGTGACCTTCACTTTCATACGATTCGGTCCGAGAGATTCCACGGTGAAGCGGAAGTAACTGGCGTGCTTGTTCATCGTGAGTTTCCACTTACGAATAGTGAACGGGCTACAAGCCTGAGCAACCTTTTTGAGAAGACCCGTTTTCCCCGTTGTCAAGTCGCCTTGGAGATTGTAGTACCGCTTATCCAGTTCCTTTGGTCGCTCGGGGCAACAACACCAG